AAAACTATGAGTTGTAATATCATGTACTCTTTGTTTATTAATCTTTTGACCTACAGGTCTACCACCCATATTAACACTTTTAAAAACCCTATTAAAAAATATATAAAAATCTTTATATGGAAATGTTTCACCTAGTTCTATATGTAATTCTTCCCAAGATTTAATATCATTTGCAGTAAGTTTACCTGTAAGTGCTTCTGCAAGAATTTCTCCTCTAGTATTTGTTAAATGACCTAGCTTTGCTTCAGCATTAGTCTCTATTATATCTCTAGATAAATCGTTTAATATACGACTAAAATCACTACCTATACGTTTTTTAGATAAATCAATACTTTCTCTCATTGATTTTAATCTACTTATATTATCTACAACAATTCCATCTGGAAGTATAAATACTTGATTTTTTATTTTTTTTACTGAACCACTTAAAGGAGAATCATAAAAAGCATTTTTTGTTGTACTAGACATAGTAAAATAATCACCATATTTAGTGTCTGTTTGTTTTCCTGCATCTACTATGTCATATGTATTATTTAAACTATCTACTAACCTTATATCTTGATCAAAATGATGCTCTTTATTCTTTGGACCTATTTCAAGTTGATCAGTTGTAGTTGTACTTTTAACAACATGAATATCTTCCTCTGGTATACGTGTTGCAAAAGATATTTTTCTTTTTTCACCATGTAATAGTTTTAAATGTTTTTCTGTTTCTAACTTTAATATTTCTCTATTTTTAATAATATTTTCTTGTTGTTGATTTAAATTAACAGGCTGTTTACCTGTATCCATTGTAAATAAATTAGGCATTGGTTTACCATCTTTATCTGTTGCTGCTACAATATCTGAATAACTACCTATAGATTGAGATTTATTAAATCCGTAAAAATATCGTTTAAGATTAGTATCAAAATTTATATTAGATACATTAAAATTTTGTATGAGAGGTGTTAAAGCTTGATAACTTTTTTGTATAGCCGTACCTATATCAGCTTTAGGAATCAACGCTGATGCTTTTAAAGCTACAGGTGACATAGCTACAGCACCCATACCCTTTAAAAATGTTCTTTTTGATGGGTCTTTTGGTGCAGTATCATCTACCTTTGTAGATAAGGCAGTTTGTTTAGGTTTAGCTATAGCAGTTGTTGATTTAGGTGGTATTACTTTTGATGTTTTTGATAAACCTTTACTAATAGCCGTAGGTAATGCAATTAAAACAGTTGACAGTTCTCCAATTAATTGAGCAGGATCACTAGGATTATCATTTACACCAATATACTTCATCAGTTTAGAAAATTGTTCTCTACCTACAGTTTGTTGAGTTTTATCTATTGCTTTTGTAAAAAATTTTGTTACAGGTGATTTTGTAATAAAGTCTGGACCATATTGATTATTTAAATCATTTGCAAGTTTAGCTAAATCTACTAGGTCAGATGGTATTGCAGGTATACTCAATGCTACACCTTTTGCTACTCTAGGCAATGCTTTTGGTAAATCTTTAGTAAATATTTGTTTACGTAACTCTTTTATCTTAGGAGAATAAGGATCAGGTAAAGGTGCTTCTAAACCCATCGGTGGTATCTCTATGGGTTTAGGTCCAAATGTATTTTCAGTTTGTTCTTCTAAACTAACCATTCTTATTAACTTCATCCCTTAACATTTTAAGTCTACGCAAAGATGCTATAGCACCTTGTGATCTATACATAAGTATATTATTATCTGTCTGTTCTAATGCTTTATGTTGTTGCTCGATTAAAGCATCAATATAATTATTGAAGCCCTGCCATTGGTTGCTGTTGTTGACCAGCGGCTTCAGTTTGCTGAGTATTTGCTTGTCCACTTTGTTGAGGTACTCCCGTAAATCCTTGTTCATTTGGTGTAGGTGCTACACCTGTTCCAATTGTTCCACCACCAGCTCCTGTTGGGTCTGCTGGATTTGCTCCTGCTGGTGCTTGTTGTGGCTGTTGTTGTTGTTGTTGGGGCATCATCTGTGGCATTTCTTCTGCTGGTTTTTGAAATTGCTTCATTAATTCTGCTTGTATAGCTGCATCATTCATATTGTTTGTTACTTTTTCAGGGTCAAGATCAAGCGATTTAGCAATTTCTCTAATTACATATTGAAATTTAGCAAAAGGTGCAAGAGCAGGATTACTTGCAACTTGTAGAAATTGCATAAGCCTTTGAGAACGAACTTCATTAGCCATAAGACTTTCAGTTCCTCTTGCTTTAACTTCTAAATCACCTCGTATTTCAGGGTCGTAATCAAACTGCATATTAAATCTAAATAAACCTTCTCCTAATGGTCTAAGAAGATAATCATCTACATTTTTAATAACAGTTTTAATACTACCACTAGCAGCATTCATTAACATTGATATACCACTTGCAGTTCTACCAACACCTGTAACACCTGTTTGCCCATGTGAAAATGAAGGCAATCCTGTTGATTCGTCTGCAAGTTGTCTTGCCTTATCAAATAATTGTAAGTTTTCATTTGATACATTTGGAAACTTTGTACCAAAGATAGCTTGACCCGGAGCGCCGCCTTGTCTTCTAAATATTTTTCCCGGATATACTGATAAGTCTTGACCGGGAACTAAATTAGTTTCATCGACTTCTATAAGCATATTTCCAGACAGTACAGCATTATCAACTGCCATTCTCATAAAACCGTTCATTAATGTTTGAGTATCATCCATATTTTCAGCAATACCTACACCAAAGAATGAATACGGATTTAATTCATACGGTGCAGCAACATAAGGAATTTTAGCAGGTTTAAATGGATTAAGTACCATTCTTAATAGCTTACCATTACAAATCCAAGCGTTTATCTGTACCTCTTCAAAATTCTGAAGTTCTTTTGGTACTTCTACTCCTTGCTCTTCAAGCATATCAATATCACACATACCCCAATACTCAAGAACTTCATATCTTTCTACACCATGTTCAGGAGCGTAATCAGCTAAATCATCTTCCCATGATTCTTTAGTATAATTCTCACCATCCTGTATAGCTTCTTCTATTACTTGCTCTCTAAAATGTGGTCTACGTTTTAAGCTACGTAACTGACTTCTTGACATCTTATGTCTTTCAACTACATATTGTGCTTCATCCATATTGTTTGCATCAGGATCAGGATAAAAATTCCAAACTGATACATGGCTTACTTGAGGAACAGTTTTAAATGTAGGTTCATAATCCCCAGCTTCATTCCAATTAGGATATTCCTTATCTACAGCAAATGGTCCTTTCATAACACCAGTTCCAAAAAGTGCCATCTCAAAAGATGTACTTCTTAAATGTTTATTTGCACCTGATTCTTCTAATTGATCATGTATCTTCTTTTCCATACCTTTTGCAGCAACCATAGCTGGACTAAAAGTAACAGATGTTGGTGTTGTACCAGCACCTTCTTTTATTCCATCAATATCGGATAATTTCTCTTGTAAAGGTCCTAGTTTATCTTGTAACGATGTTCCAGTTGCTCCTGCAGGTAATTCCTTACCATCTCCAGCATAACCATAAGGTGATGATAAACTCGTATCTCCTTTAAGTTGTGGAGGTTCTTTTGGGTCAAAATGTACATCTTTTACTACACCTTCTGGTAATTCGGTAGGTTCTACACTTAATGGAAATTTATTACTTGCAAATAAAACGTCTACTATTTGACCATAAGCTGCAAGTGTTTTTGTTTTAGTTACTTTAATAAATACTCTAGATTTTTCTGCTTCAGTAAATTGTACATCAGAACTATATAATCCTCTATAATTTCTGTAGGAACGTAACCATCTTTCCTCATCGTTTCCACGATAAGTATCAGCACGTTTATACCGATCTATTATAAAAGGTATTATACCCGATGTATTTATATCAGATATATTTGTATCTTCTGAATCATCTAATGCAATAGCATCATCTTCAATCATAATTTCTTCTTCAGCCATAATTTATTCCTTAATATCCAAATGTTGCATCTGCAACTGGCATAGTTGATGCAGGTTTATTGTGAGGGTCATAATCAAACACACTAAATCTTGGTCTCGACATTATGCCATATCTTAAAGCATCATATAAATGGTCTTCTGCCTTTGTATCTACATCTTCTGGATTTTTCTTATCCAATGGTATTGCTGGTAATTGCGAAATCATATCTGTACAAGTATTAAAAAATACCATTCTAGGTTCTTCTGTAAACTCATCTATTTGTAATCTTCTATGAACTTCATTCTTACCTGATACTCTAGAACCTCTGCTTCTATCTGACGGTCTCCAACGACATCCCCTCATAATCATTTGTTCAGCCAAAGAAGGACCAGTATCGCCACGTTTATGCCAAAGAGAAGAATCCAAAACCCCATATCTAATATTTCCATCGCCACTCTCCAAATCTAAAACCATATCGGCTAAATCTGTAGCTAAAACTTTCGATACATAGAGTTCTCTGTAGACAACCAATTGTTCAGATGGTGATACAGCGAACCATATAACCCCCGAATAAGACCCATAACCGTAGTCACAAGACCGAAACTTAACCCAATTAGAAGGAATAGCATACGGTTCAACAACATGAATATTCCTATCAAATTCAGTAAACGCAGCACCTTCTTTAATATCCCAATCACCCTCAAGTAACTGTCTTCTCTGTTGTTCAGGTAAGGATAAGAGCATTGCTTCATAATCACCGGATTTTGAGAGGTATGGATTATCTGATAATCTTGCAGGAATAAATCTCCTCTTGAATAAAGATTTTCCAGCTTTAGGATGTCCTGCTGGGTATTTGAGGACTTCTCCTGTTTCAATATCTGTTGCATCAAAAGCCTTTCCGTAAGACGCTGGGTCAATAAACATTTTTTTAACCCAATGGTGTCCAATACCTCCGGGGTTTGTTGTTGCCCTCATAAAGATCGGTAAGTCAGAAGCAGTAGAACGTAAACGTGAACGCATATAGTTCCAAGCAAACGGACTTGCCCATTGTGTTAATTCGTCAAAGCCTATCCAACTAAATGCCAAACCTTGATAACGCATAACGTCTTCATCTCTATCAAGATAAGACATCCATAATCTAGCACCTGACGATGCTACCCATTGCATCTTTCTTTCGTACCATTTTATACCCTTCCAAACTTTAGGATATAATTCTTGGGATTTAAATATAAGTTCTCTTAATTCTTCAGTCGTATGTCGTAGTAATAATCCACTAAATTGTGGATGCCCCATATAACGTAGTGGGTCTGCCAACATAGCAAATGATTTACCACCACCGGCTGAACCACCATATAAAACTTCTCTTTCACTTGCAGCAAGAAATTCTGTTTGAGGACCTTTATTAGGTGCAAAAACTACATTTCTTTCTTCGGCAGGATTTATCTCTATTTCATCTACAGTATTACTGACTAATACTGAGGACTTTTCTTGCTCCTGTTCTACCTTCTTCGATTTCTTTCGCCTTGGAGATCGCCTTTTCTGCATATTCTGCCCACTTGCGTAGGCTTCTAATTGTGTTCTTACGTTGTTGCTCATACTGTAATCTTTTCCTTAAACCAACATGTGAAATATATCTACCTGTTTGAGTAGATAGCCAATTGGCTACTTCTCTATATGAATATTGTTTGATATGTTTTCTTGCTATTTCTAGTTTATCTAATTCTATTTCTATTGGATTAAGTATATCGGGATCACTTTTATCTTTTTCATAACCAAAAGGTATTGTTCTAGCTATTCTTGGAATAGAAACCCATTCATTTTCTTCTTTTACATCAGTAGGCTGTGGAAGCTTCCAAGCCCCTGCACTTCTATTAGTCATCTTCTACTGTAGGTTTTTTTGTAGGCATTAGCATAACACCACCTGACGCTTCAACTTGTACTTTTTCTGTCTTTATTAAACCTGTTCTATCAAGTAATTCTTTAGCAGCAGACATCTTATCACGTATCCCAAGCTGTGTAGGGTCATCTATACCTGTTACCATAGCCACAGCGGCTTTAGGAGCGTGTCCAGCCATATAAGTTTGAGTAGCTTCTAGTATCTCATCCTTTATAGCTTTTATAATTTCTTGATTGTTTGTAGTAGGTGAATAACCAGCTATAACTTTAGCATCTTTAATATTACCATTGGCATCACTAAATAATGCATCAAGAAATTTTTGTTGTCGTTCTGTTAGTTTTCTAGCCATGTTTTGTAAACTTTCTTTCCTTTGGTTTAAAAAATTCAGTCATACTTTTAATATGCCGTTTTCTTTGCTCTTGTTTTTTTAACTCAATCCTATCGCTTTCATGCGAGATATAAGTCTGTCTGCTCGATTTG